GAAATACTTGACCGCAAATGTTCCCGTCAAAAGGCTCTCGCCAATGTTCGAGTTCACATCCACTATATACTAGCATATCCCCTACTTCAAGCAAGACTTTCGTGCCTGCTGGAGCGTTAGGTTTATGTATATTCTTGTATTCATCTATTACATTGTTAGCTCCTGTGCCATCTATAAATATTGGCCAAGGATCACCACCTAGATTAACTGTTGTAGATATTTCACAACTAGGTCTGTCTTTATGTCTTCTAAGTTCATCACCTTTTTTATAGGCTCTTGCATAGGAATAAGTAGGACATAGGTCTAGGCCAGTGTGTTTTTTCATTACTGGTAACATTTTAACCATAAGAGTTTCCATAGCAAAATCAGCATAGCATGAGTAAGTATTAGGTATTTGTTTATCGGTCCATGTTCCAAGAATCGGGGACTGTGCATGTATATTATGTTGATACATAAAACCCACTGCATCTCGTTTAAGTAGGAAGTAGTTAAGTATGAAGTTAGCTAGATCGTATGATACAGCGTTTTTTATTACTTGATATTTATTAATTTGAAAACTCATACTATCATACACTTTTGTAAAAAATTAAAAGACACTGATATTCTTATATCATTAGAATTGTTAGGATCAACACAATGCATTAACCAAGATGGAAACATAATACATCTTCCAGCAATAGGTTCATAATGTGTTTCTCTAAATAACCTTAAAGGTTTTTTCCCATCTTTTTGTCTAGGTCTAGACATACAAGCAACTGATCTTGGATCATCTATTTTTAAATCACCACAATTCTTAGGAGCTTTTATATAATACACACCAGACCATAATGAATTTGGATGCTGATGCGCTCTATTCATTCCACCTGGTGGATTTATATTAGCCCACATGTTACCTAATACAGGTTCACTGTCTAAATGCTCTTGATCATAAACAGTTTTTTGACAGGCATACAACATATCAACAAGTTTTGCATACTCTGGCAATTCATGCATATTGGTTTTAGAATGCCAACCTTTAATATTGGTTCTTGTCGTTCCTTTATCTTTATTAGACCAAGTTACAATATCTCGTTCTAACTCTTGATTAAGAGTTGGATGTTTTATATCTGAAATATAAATAGGTGTTGGAAAATGTAATTCTCTAAACATTATTTAAAGGGTGTCCCTCCAAACCACATAACAAGTGATTGTCGTCTACCACGTGTAACTGGTTTAACTCTGTGTCTTATAAAGGATGCAAAAAATATTGCATGACCTTGTTTAAGTTTTGCAACTTTACCTTCAGCCATTAATTCCAAGTCCCCTCCTTCAAATTCATTTTCTGGAGAAAGCAATAGAGTCATAGATATTTTTCTAACAGGTGGTTCGTGTTGCATATTCACATCATTATCAACATGCCAATCATAGAATCCTCCTTCTGGATATTCTGTGTATTGTGCAAATTCTGTAAGTTGCATTCCATCAAAACCAAAATGATTACCATTAGTAGTCTTCATAATTTTTTCTATGTCTTTATACATGTCACTCATTTTTTTAAAGGGTATCCAACTAATATGTGAGGTTCTAGTTTTAGTATCTATAACCCCACCTTTAATGCCGCCTTCTTTACTTCCGACAGATGCATCATTTCTAGGTTCAGCACGTCCTGCAGCAATAATTATTTTACATTGTTCTGGTGTAAAGATTGGTTGTGTAGTCTCAACTATAAAAGATTTCCAACGTGGCTCTGTTATCATATTAATATCCGTACTCCACCCATCCCGTTATTATATATTTATCATTTGATAGAGGTGGGTTGCCTCTATGAACGTGAGTAAATTGTGATGGCCATATCATCAATGTATTTTTCTGTGGTTTAAATCTACATTTTTGATATAAAAATTCTGTTTCACCGCCTTCGTCCACGTCATTTAAATATAACATAAAAGCCAGTATTCTATTTCTTGCTTTCATTTCTGCATTCTCACAATGCCAATAATGATAACCTTCACCTATTTTAGTTTTTTGTATCTTAACTTCTAGTATGTTGTGTGTGGCTAATTTTTTTAAATAAGAATATTTTTGAGTATACAATGGATATGCTTCTTTAAAAAATAAATCGATAAAAGGTTTATTATTATAAGTCATAGCAACATTAGTATCTCGTATAGTATCTATTGCATTATCAGATACTAACATTTCATCCTCTCGTCTTGGATAGACTGCACCTTGTTCTTCACATTTATTAAAATAATTTAAATAACTATCTATCATTTCATTAGGCATAAAATCTTTAAACATACCTATATGATCATCTCGAATTAAATATTTTTTATTCATTTACGTAGCCCCTCTATTTCTAATAGGATCAAAGTTTACATCACAGTTTGCAGCTAGAGTTCGTCTAGTCTCATCGGTTCCATTAAATGGATATACGCAATGTCTCATATCATAAGGAAATATATAAAAATCTCTAAGATCCATTGGTGGTTGATAGTCTATCTTAGCAAACTGACCGTTACTAGCTCCCAATATTTGTAGTCTACCGTTTTGTTGTATGTGTTCTGCAGAGTATTCTTCACCATAAGTAGACGGTACTTTTAAAATCATTACACTTGATAGTCCAGTAAACAACATACCTCTATGTATGTGTGTTGGATTATATTCATGTTGTTTCATTTCATTAACCCAGATAGAATTTAAATGCGTTTCATAGTCTCTAATTTTATTAAATGCTAAATAGTGTTTAAACACAGTCATGAAATAATCTATAACATTTTGAGGCAACATATTATGGTTCTGCATTTTAGTTTGATCTTCACCATGATAAAACAATGAGTGTTCATTTTTTATTTTACCTACTAACTGACCATTAGCTGGTGCAAGGTTATGAAAATTTTGTTTGTAGATTTGATTAATCGCACTAAATATATCAAGAGGTACTTGATACTTTAAAATTGATTGACCTAGAAATACAAAATCAAACTTTAGGTTTTCCATGTTGAGTTATTTGTTCTTTCTCTTTGTAACTATTTTCTAATTCACCAGACTTTTTAATTCTTTGTAATGATTGTAGTTGACCCATTACATTAAATATTTCTGCCTCACTAGAATTAGCATTTAGTGTTTTTGCTTTCTCGTGATACTGTAATCCATATGACTCTAGTTGATGTTGGTTAACATCTTTGTCATTAAATGATCCATCATTAAATTCTTTTTTTAATCCAGACCACATTTTAATTTCTCTCATTCTATGTTTAGCAACTTTTTCCATAGAAGCTTTACAAAAGATAGCTTCATCTAAATCTATCTTATATTTAGTTTGTTTATATTCATCTTCTTCTTTTTCTATTTTACCTTCTAACCATTTAATCTTTGCTTCGTTTCTTCTATAGTCAAACGATAGTGTCATTAGATTATCTAAGTATGAGGATTGTTCTCTAACACACTGCCAATACTTTGATGCTTTAGTTGGATATCTATTATCTTGTAGTACAGAAAACCTTGCTTCTGTCTCTGTTCGAAACATTTGTTTTTTGGTCCAAGTGTCTCTAAGCTCGTCTACCATACCTTTAAAATCTGATAGATCTTCTTGTTCTAATAAATTATTTAAATGAGGTTCTTCACCTTGTATTACTTCTCTAACGTCTTTTTTCATTTCTTTATCCTTTATGTTTTTCTCTTATATATACTAACTAAAATATATTACAAGTTTTATGAGACGTCAAATGTTCTTGTTAGTCCAGCACCTGTAGCTACCCATTCTACAGAAGTCCCTGTTAAAGATGGATTTCTACCGCCAAAAATTAAAGCGTTTGATGCACTTCCTCCTGCCGATCCGCTTACTCTAGCAGTGGGTAAATTAGTAGTTTCAGTCCAGTTAGACCCATTCCATAGTTCCACATTAGATGTATCAGAACCAGTATATCCACCAGAAAATAAAGCAGATGTATTACTAGCACCAACTCCCATACCATAACCTCTAGCTGTATTTAAAGCATTAACTGCTGTCCAAGCAGTTCCATTATAAGATTCTGTTAGTGATTGATATCCAGGAGGTAAGTAACCCCCAAAAGCTAAAGCAGAAGTTGCTATTCCAGCTCCCATTATAGTACCTCTTGCAGTATTTAAATCACCACTTTGCTCTGCCCAAGATGATCCATTCCATAATTCTGTTTTATTTGAAGCAGCGGGTTCCAAACCACCAAAAGCTAACGCTGAATTATTATCAACTCCACAACCTCCTAGTTCTCCTCTTGCTGTATTCATGCTAGGAGTATTTGTCCAGTTAGATCCATTCCATTCTTCTGATGCAGCTGATCTTGATGGATCGTTTCCTCCAAAAATTAAAGCACTCGTGCTAGTTTTACCTGCTGCAGATAATTCTTCTCTTGCAGTATTTACATCATTAACTTCTGTCCAACTGCTTCCGTTATATAATTCTGTTTGTGCGTATAGAGGTGGATCTGCTGTACCTGTAATGGCTAATGCTGTTGTGAAAGTACCAGCACCTGCTAGTCTTCGTCTAGCAGTGTTCAGAGCACCACCTGTAGCCCATGCATCAGCAGACGCAGTTGCCTGACCTTTTAAAACATTAGATGTCGAGTTAAACCAAACTTGTCCTTCAACAGGATTCGATGGGTCTGATGCTAAGACCTCGATATTTGTTCCTTTAATTTCTTTGTATTTTGCCATAATTAATCCGTGTCTATTGTTTTAATTTGAATTGATGGTGCTGCCCATTCTTCTGTAGCTCCTGTTATAGGTGCCGCAGGACCTGCATCTCCACCAGAACACAAAGAAGCTGTTGTTGTACCAGCTCCACCTGGAGTATTTTTTCTTCCTAAATTTAAATCATTTCCTTCTGCCCAACTTGAACCATTCCACTGTTCTGTAACTGTTAATGGATTTGGAGCGTTTCCACCATACGCTAATGCAGCTGTACTACTTCCAGATCCAGCTGCGCCAAATCTAGCGGTATTTAGATTAGCAACTTCAGTCCAGTTACTTCCATTCCATGTTTCTGTAATAGTTAAATTACCTGGAGTAGGGTTGTCTCCACCCATAGCTATTGCTGCAGTATGAGATAGACCACCACTAGCTTGACCTATTGCTCGTCCTGTATTCAACTCGCTTGTTTCAGTCCAATTTGTTCCATTATATATTTCTGTTTGAGTTGCTTGTTGACCTGGAGGATATTCTCCACCAAAAAATAAAGCCGATGTAGTTGTACCAGCACTTCCACCAGAGTATCTTTGTTGATTTACATCATTAACTTCTGTCCAATTTGAACCATTCCATTTTTCTACAGTTGCATCTAAATTTCCACCTGCTACAGGATAGGCACCACTAATACATAAAGCTGCTGTTTGAGTTCCAGCTGATCCTGCAATACCTCTTCCATTAGTAAGATCATTTACATTAGTCCAATTTGTTCCATTGTAAGATTCTGTTTTTGAACGAGCTCCAGGGCCAGGACTATAAGCCCCAAATACTAACCCTGCTGTATTAGTACCATTTTTTGCTGCGGACAAACCAGATCTAGCATTGTTTAAACTACCACTTGTACCCCAAGCACCTAATGATGATAAGAATTGAAACTTTAACGTATTTGCCGTTGCATTATACCATACCTCTCCGTTATTCGGATTATCAGGATCCGTAGTGTAGTTCTGTATTCTACTACCATGTGTGCCTAAGTACGTAGCCATTTAATTTTATTCCTCTAATGTTATATCAGTAGGTCTTGTGATAGTCTTTTTTGCTGGTGCTTTCTCAGCATCAGGTAAAGCATCCCACACAGCTTGCGCTGCTTGAACCTCTGCATCAACAATTACCTGTGCTTCTGTTTTTGTTTTTACAGTGCCTGCAACTTTAGCAATCCAAAGATTACCGTGTTTGTTGTATGCAGGAACTTGCCAAACATTTCCAGGATAGCCAGCAAACGTGATTTTTTGAGATTCACCGTGATCGATGAAACCCTTTCCCCAGTTTTCTGCTACACAGTATTGATATGTTTTTGCCATAGTTTTCTCCTTTTATTAATCTGTTAAAGTTTTTACCACATTTGAGCTAGGATTCCACTCTTCTGTTGCGTTAGTTTTTCCTCCAGGATTTTCTCCACCAAAAGCTAGTGCCGATGTTACAACACCTGCACCCCCCATACTTTCTCTTGCTACAGATAGATCTGCAACTTCTACCCATGAAGCTCCATTCCATTCTTCTGTAAGTGCTACTTGTCCAGGTGCAGCAGTACCACCAAAAACTAGTGATGATGTATTATCTGGGCCTGCGCCAGCCCAAGTCTGTCTTCCTGAGTTTACATTATTAACTTCTGTCCAGTTAGTTCCATTCCATAGTTCACAAATTGCTGATGATCCAGGGTCTCCACCAACAGATAAAGCTGAGGTACTAGTCCCCATTCCAGCATGTTGATATCTTGCAGTATTTAAATCTCCAACCTCAGTCCAATTACTTCCGTTATAAAGTTCAGTAAGATCATATGTTGGTGGACCTAATCCACCAAAAGTTATTATAGCTTCGTTAGTAGCACCTGCGGCTGCATTTAATCTTCTTGCAGTGTTTAGAGAAGTTACATTAGTCCAGTTACTTCCATTCCATTTTTCTACAGCAGCTGTTGCAGCAGGTCCTACATTACCACCTATTGCTAAAGCATTTGTATTACTAGCACCGCCACCTGCTAATTCTCTTCTTGCTGTATTTAAGTCATTTACTTCAGTCCAAGATGTTCCATCATAAGATTCTGTTATTGCTAGTCCTGATGGTGGAGGGAATCCACCAAACGCTAAAGCAGAAGTGCTAGTACGTCCAGCACCCGCTAATTGATTTCTTATAGTATTTAAATTTCCACCTGTAGACCAAGCACCGACTGGTGCACCTGCACCTGTCCATTCTTCTGTTGCTGCTGTGTAAGGACTAGCTTCTCCACCAAATGCTAAACCTGCTGTTGAAGTTCCTGCGCCACCTAAATAAAATCTAGCTGTTCCTAAATTATTTTGTTCTGTCCAATTAGTTCCATTCCATAATTCTGTTTCATTTTTAGCGGGTGGTCCACCACCAAAAGCTAGTGCAGCAGTATAAGGTCCTGCTCCTGCTAAACCACCTCGACCAGTGTTTAAATCATTAACTTCTGTCCAGTTAGTTCCGTTCCATAATTCAGTTGCTCCAGGAGGAGCACCAAAAGCTAAAGCATTAGTTTCTGTTCCAGCTGCAGCAAAAAATTTTCTTGCACTATTTAAATCATTAACTTCAGTCCAGTTAGTTCCATTCCAAGTTTCTGTATTTGCTACATCTACTGATGGGTTTTCACCACCTATTGCTATAACTGCTTCATTATCTGTTCCAGCTCCTGATAAACCTTTTCGTGCAGTATTTAAATCGTTTACTTCAGTCCAGTTTGTACCATTCCATTTTTCTGTAACAGCTACAATAGCTGTAGTAGAGTTACCACCATAAGCTAATGCAGATGTACTAGTTCCAGCTGAAGCAAGAGTTCTTCTAGCAGTAGTTAAATCATTTACTTCAGTCCAACTTGTTCCATTGTAAGCTTCAGTATTTGCTACTTCTGTTGATGTCTGTCCTCCTATAGCTAGAGCACCTGTTTGAATACCAGCTCCAGAAAGTTGTTCTCTAGCAGTGTTCATAGAATTACCTGCAGACCATGAACCAGCTGCTGTTACATTTGCATATTGATAATTAAAATTTTTGTTAGTGCTATCGTACCATAGCTCACCATCCACGGCGCCTGGATAATTACCAGCGTAGTTGACAACCGAAGTTCCAACTTTCTCCTTATAAGTAGCCATAATTATTTATTCTTTAGCAACCAACCCTGAGTTCCATCCGTATAAACCAAAGTATTTGCTGCTCTTTCTACTGAA